TAATAGAGGTGGTACGCCGCATGAAGGGTTGGCAGAAAATGCCAATGAAGCCCTCCATGGGACCCAGGCTTGGTTACCTTCAGGCCCCTTAAACTTGGGTGGCCCCCAAGTATTGGGTACGCCGGTTACATCTCGGACAGTGTCCGAAATTATACTGGGTCCCACTCGGCTCACAGCAGTAGCTCTACCGTTACAAGAACCAAATATCTCTAAGTTGCCTCCTTCTAAAAAGTTAAGAGGGCTCTTAGCATGAATTTGATTACTCACGATATGCTCTACACCGTAAGACGTGTGTTCACCACTGGCGTCAGCAGCTTGTGTGGAAATACCATCACTAGCCATACGCATTAAGGCGTCGTCTACTTCACTTTTCAGTACTGTAGCACTAACACCGTAATCCGTATTTGTGCGTCCACCTAAATGAAAGCCACCAATATACGGCTTCTTTTCATTTACACAGTGAACAGCAGCACACAACCCATCGAACGTATCGACGGGTTGCAATTTACCATCTACATCTTCAGTCAGTCTATAATCTGATCCGTTAAATGTACGCAACGTACCATTCTCCGTATCATATAAACCATTATTAATAACCGTTGGGTTAAGTGTAGTAAAAAACTTACGAATTTCACCGTCCTTATTACGGTATATCAAACCTGACTTAGCAATACCTTTCGGTAATGTAGTTGGTAAATAATCGACGAGATTCTTAATAGAACCACTGCCGGGGCAATCAATAATTGCAAGATCATGTTCTCCAATACGTTGAATAAAATCTTTGCTAATGATCACATCGAACTTATGATTCACAAGTTTCGTCTCACGTCGAATAACCTCCACTTTTACAGTAGTGGTATCTCCGGCGCGTCTAAATGCCCTGTCCAGAATATGCATTGGAATAACCAAGCGATTCGAACAGAGCAAAAACCCATCTGAACAATAACCATTAACGCGCACACAACATACGTTGCGCATTACTATATTCTCCAGTTGGGTAACATTGGTCACTTGTCCAATTACTTCTGGCTTTTCGACCTGTGCTACTTTCCACATATTAACTTCCTTATCCCTTGCATCCAATTCTTCTACACTGGTTGGTGATAGATTTCCTTGGTCAGTATTAAATGACATATTCTGCCATATTTTATACATTGCAAACGCGGAAGCAAATGCAGCGATAGTACCTACTATGTAACGTCCGTTATTATCACGAATACGCTTAAACAAAGCAGGTACATCGGTGTGCTCTTGATTTAGACGGTATCTAGCCGTCTTGTATACAAAAACGTGTTGTAGCCCATAGATAAAAAAGTCATAAGCAAATCGCATCAAGACCAATGTGGTTGGCAATGCACAGTCATGTGTGAAATAATACCATATGGCAAATTTCCACAAGAAAGGATACCAGCTATCATAAGATAGCCACCGACGACGAAAATCGAAATTAAGTTCATCTGTAATGGTGTTAACTCTGGTTTCCATCATAAAACTCCAAACATAAGGATTATTTTTGAAGCTCTCAGGAATATAAGTTGTCCATTTGAGATAATGACTATTTTCGAATCTATCAACCATCTTCATCAATGTAGCAGACTTTTTGTGTGTCAAAGCATACGTTTGATAAGAGGCTAATGTCAAAGTTTCATCGGCTTGGCGCGATAGCCAACTCGAAACGAACCTACCTACTGCCCCGG